ACCCAATACTGATATGCCAAAGTAACTGTCATGGTCTGCTCCTTGCCACCGCCAGTTGCATCATATCCAATTTCAGCCATTGTTACCGGATAACAACCAATTAATTTAATCGTCCTTACAGCTTTACCAGTTCTATCAAATACGGCTAATTTAGCATATGTATCAGATCCTTTAGGGCTATATGCTCCAACACTATCCGTTTCATCGGGGAATGCGTTGAAGATAGACTTCTGCCAACCAATGATCTTCTCACGAAGATTTAGTTGAGCATCACAACGAAACACCACCTGCCATCCTTCACTTCCGGGGAAAGTTCCACCACCGGGAATATTGAAGTTCATCCCCATGAATGGAACTTGATTGTTTGTGATAGCGTATCCGGGAAGAACTGCTGTCGTAATATATACGTTGTCATCTTCTTTGATGAACCCGCCCGGACCTATCGCAAGAACTCTCATCGAAAAATCACGAGAGAAGTCCTTCTGAAGAGCTTGATTGTAGAAATCTCCTATACCCATTGTTGCCATAAAATTATATCTCCTTTTAATTACTTATCCTATCACGTACAATCTAACTCAAATATACGATTAGACTTTTAATTTAATCGTATATTTGAGCATCTAACCATTATATTAATTCCTCGAATTTCTGTCCTGTACGAGTTGCTACGAAATTAATAAGAATAAATTCAGCCACACGCACCGGACGGATATAAATGTCAACAACCAGCTCATTGCGATCAATTACGTCTGGAGTATTATTTTTCTCATCCGATATAATCATGTAGTCGTAAATGCCTTCATTCCTCTTCGCAAAGGAAAGCACAGGATCAATAGCTGCCCGTAAACGACCTCTCGTAGAAGGAGTATTCTGTTCGAATACGAAGTACCTAGAAAGCTGCAATACTGCCTTCTCAGCCCACAGGAACAACCTACGAACATTGATACGATCAAAGGCCGAAGGCTTGCGCTGTAGGGTCTTCTGACCCCATACAACATAACCATCTCCGGGCCAGTACACTGTAGGGTTGATACCATTCTTGTAGAGCAAGTCACGCTGTTTATGAGTAGGATTGATACCGATATCCAATATTCCAGTCAACACACCACGGGTTAGACCAGCAGGTGCATACCAAGGAAAGAAGTTTGTATCAGTATTGATCATACGGTTAGCCAAGAACCCTGAAGGAGGTGCCCAGACGAACTTATCACTGATCGTATCGTTGACCTTGAACCAGTTGGCATATGTGCAAGCATAGCTTGAATTCAGACCACCAAACAGATTCTTCAGAGGCCAGAAGATATGTTGTGAGAAGTTGAGGGTCTTCTTGTCCATAACCTTCATATCGCCATTACCCTGTACGAAGATGTAACGGAGAGGATCTGCGATATATAGACAATCCTTGCGAGTATACTGACAGAACTGATTGAATATACTAGAGATAGACTCATATAGGTCACCAGCTTCGGAAGCCGAACCATTAGTCTGACTCAGTAAGCCATCACTATCCTTATCGAATGTGTGTGCATTCAAGATACCGTTGATATATACTTTATCATCAAAGATTTCTTTGATACGAGTTGAATCAGTACGGCTCATTGCATTGGTAGGCCAGTTGCTCATGTCCAGATTCATACCAGTCCATATTGTACCAATACCAGCTTCGGGAACCAAGTCCAGACGAAGCTGTTCATAGTTCTCAGCCAGACGCAAAGCCTTTTCTAGTTTGCGAGGAAGGTTACCAATATACTTCTGTATCTGTGAATCACAAGGAACATATTCGCCAACACCATATAGACCATCACCAGCGGCACAGTAGGTACTAGCTCCAGTCATCTTATCGAAGATGACTTTAGCGATACCATGTGGTTCCGCAGGAGAAGATCCGATAACATCTGTGGTAAAAGATCCAAGAACATTTCTTTCTCCGCATACAACGCGAACATACTTGAGAGGGTCTTGGGTCTGAGCATCGTACCAACGTCCGCTGAACTGCGAGATGTAGGGATTTACAAATACCTTCATAGCATTTGAAACCTTATTCACCTTCTCTTCAAGGAAGAAGTTCAGGGGAGCACCACCAGCTTGATTCTGAATTGTGCGGGTTGCATCAAACGAACCGAGATAAGCTTCATATAGAACCTTATCAAGAACACGCTCGTTGTCATTATAGACGGAAGGACGAACTTTGAATACTGCTAGAGCAATGCTATCACCAAACCCACCCTTGCCAACATTAGCAAAATCGAAATCGGGAAGACTCTCTACGATTTCAGATACACTACCAGAATGTTGATAATATGAACCAGTCATGGAAAATGCCAGCGACTGTGGATTTAATGTCATCCATTCATTGTTATCAGAGGTCTGATTAAATGTCTTGGCTTTTGCAATTGAATCGAAGTTCGACCCCTTGTCCATCTTACTATTATCAGCGATTGCGACATAGTAACCAGCGAATCTCTCATCAATTGTACTCTTCAACTCGTTTACCACAATCATGGCACCATAACCAACACCACCAGCGGCTGTTATCATATTAGTATTCAATGTAGTAGGAACAGTAGACTTCCACTGAATTCCACCCTGTAACCACTGCATATATGTATCTTCATCGATTGTTATATGGGTAGGTTCACCAAGATAAAAGTTAGTTGCGTTAGAAGTACTAGCTCCCGTAATAGCAGAACCATTTATTCCACAAGTCCGAAGTTCACCACTTAAAATACCAGCACCAAACGTAACACCAACATTGCTAGAACTCAATAGAGCGTAATATACTGGGCCTAATACATTTTCATCATAAGTAGTAACGGCCTTTAATTCACCATAGAAGTTGGTTGCGGTTATTGGTGCGCCAGAAAGCGTAGTACTTCCAGCAAACACACCTAATCCAGCAACAATTCCGCCGGTTATCGGAAAGCTGATTGAAACCTTCGTACCAGATATTACTCCGTTGTATGAAAACTGAGTAAAAGCAGAAACCGCTAACTTGGCACTATTGAATCCAGATGTACCGCTAAGGACAGCAAAATCATTAGTTGTAGTAACCTGTAATCCAGTCTCAGATGCGACTAAAGTATAAAACTTTTCAGTGGATAGATATAAACCACTAGTAGTACCGTAAGTTGTGCAAGGAGAATTCATATCTACGGGGATATAAGGATATATCAAAGCACTATACTTGGTTGTATAACCTTCGCCATCGCCAGAACCATAAGGCACACGGGTAACCAAAAGATTACCGTTTACATTTAGAATCTGACGAGCCGTCTGATACATATATCGTTCAGCGGCGTTTTCGGGCATACCGTAAATCTGCTCCAGTTCTTCGGCACTCGTAACGTTTAACAGTTCGTCAGTTGGGCCTTGCTTTGCATAGCCAATAACTAACGAAGTGGTGCCATTTGGCAGTTCGGTGTTAAAACTTAAATCTACTTCACGTATTTCTACGCCGGGACTTTCAATTGTACGCATAATGTTCTCCTTAAGATAAATCTATATCTATAACTATTTATAGTATTTCAGGTCATTTTTTTCAGATCAATTGCATATCTAGCTGATTAAATATAAATTCAAACGAACACTCAATTTCTTCTGGATCTCTGTAACTATATTCATAACTTCCAAGTTTTGTGACAAAACAACTGGTAAAAGTAAACTCAACTTTTTTATTGTTATATTCATCTAAGGCAAATACTGTTATAGGTGTAGTATAGTCATATAACGTCTTTGGCATTTGTTCAGGATATTCACCAGCTTTAAATATATTAGGTCCACCATAGGTGCTTGCTAGTGGATCGTTCAATAGTTGTAACCATTTCCATATTAACCAATAATTTTTGAATTCATTATCAACGGAGAATTTAACAGTAACTGGTTCATATGCAGGACGATCAAACGAGGTTACATTATAATTTTGCCCAGAATAATGTAATTGATTCGCATTTACTTGGATTGTTGGTATATTGATACTGTAAATAGAAAACTGCATACTATCTAAATTTATGAATTTGTTTTCTCTGACACTTTTTGAATTTATTGTCTTCAAAATGTTAGGAATCGTAAGGATAAGTTGGAATTTATCCTTACGAGCTTTATTCAGGGATGCTTGAATTATGTTATTTTGGTCAGACATCTGTTACCCCAAATCAGTTGGACCTGCGTGTACTTCATCTGTATTATCAGATTCCATGCCATCCATATCTGCCGATTCTGGTTCTGCTCCATCGTATTCACTTAAATATTTCTCTAATGCTTGATATAATCCAGTCTCGTCCCCTTCAAGAGTAGACAACAAATCACTAACCGACATGCTTAGAATCTGATTACTGAAAGATTCATGATCTTCGGTCACTACCGATTCTTTAATCTTCTTCTTTTTGCCCTTGAGCCAAGGTGGAAGACTCTTCTTTTTCTTTCCGCCTTTCTTTTCATCCTTCTTGTCTTCGTCCTTGTCTTCTTTCTTATTCTTAAGCCAAGGTGGCAAACCTTTCTTTTTTTCTGTTATAAGCGATTCCATATACGCACCAAAAATCTTATCTTCGTCAATTCTCATAATGTATTCTCCTATTTAAACTGCAATCTTTTCTTTATATTTTCTAATGCAGTATTTATTTCAGAATACTTACTAGCATCAAAGTTCATTTTATCTAAATCTTCTTCCAACTCAGTAATATATGAGGTTATATTGTTTTTGAATTGTTCAATCTTGGTCATTCTATATGTAGTTTTAGTCGCTTGTGCGGTGTCCTTGAGTCCTTTAACGAAAGCCTGGCCACCAGCTTTAGCGGCTTGTCCAGCAGCTTTTATATTATCGAATATTCCTTCATTTACATTCTGTTCTTTAAGTACACTGTAATATGCGTTTTGTAGATCTAGTTTATCGTTATTCATTACATTCCTTCTCTTATAATTTGAGCGTTAGTTTGTTTACAAAAGTTTTTAAAACTTGAACATGCTTCTGGCAAGTTATCATATGGAGCATCTTTCCTTCTTTTTGATAACATTCTTTCTTTGATTTTGTCTCTATATCTCTTAGATCTTAATGCCTTTAGTTTCTTTTTTCTATCTTCTTTTCGAAGTTGTTCTCTGGTATTCTTTTTAGGTGCTGGTGCTGATACTTTAGGTGCTGGTGCTGGTGCTGATACTTTAGATAATGGTGGATGTTGATTCATATTTGGTGGTGTATTGGCTGATGGTGGAGTTATTTTACGCAAACCACTAATCAACTTATTAAGATTTTGTAGAATATCGGCTATGTTTGGATCTTCTTTAGATGCATTCTGAAGATCGTCGGAAATATTGTTCATCTCTGTATTGGCCTTTTCTATGAAATCATTTATTCTAGTAGAAAATGCCTGTGTGTTAGCCGCTTTCCCAACATCACCAGAACCAGCTACAAAAGTTCCTTTTATACCAGAACTCCCCTTTTCGCCTGACCACATGTTTTTAAATCCGGCCCCTATTTGTTTAGCTCCGGCTTTAAGTCCTTGGGCATTGGCTTTAAATCGGTCAAACATACCCTCTTCGAGTATTTTTGTATAAATATCTTCAAGATCTTTGTTTTTATTCATATTATATATCCTACAATTATTTATGATTTTCTTCTATGTTTTTGGCGATCTTGCAATTATAAGATTTCCTTTGCGGATTACATCATTAAAACACCTTTGAATTTCTAGTATATATTCTTCCGTTTTCTTATAGTTTTGCCAACCCATAGAAGTTTCTCTGCCTATTCCATCACCAGCAACTTTTCCTTTATTAGTATATCCCTCAAAGATCAAGAAATATGCTATTCCATCAGATTTTATAGACTTCATTGCTTGTTGAATTACTCTTTCCCTTATACTAGACTCTTTAATTACATTCAAAACATTATTAACCGTAGCCGTATCTGTTGGATTTTTATCGATATTCTGCTGTGATATTTTATTATGCTCATTAGATCTATTAAATTTATCAATAACAATATTAGTTATACCTATACTATTTAAATATTCTGTAGCAATATCATATCTACCTCCACCAATATCAACATTTCGAGTTCCAGATTTAAATAGATTTGGAATCTTGAACACAGAAGCTATTTGAGGCCTAGACGTTTTTTCAGAACTATATTCTTGATTTATATTCTCTGTTAGATATATTGATTTTATATTTTCGATATCTGTATTCATATTAATAATATTTAGTTAACTCTTGACCTTTTGTATATATATGATATCATGTTGACATGCATATTAAACCAGATAAATATGGATATTATGAATAAACTACTACAGTTCTTGTTAAGACTATTCCGAATTGGATTAATATATAGAGGAATGTACGCCATTCATAGTGGAGATAAAATAGGTGCCTTCTTTGTTTATGTAAAAGAAGAAAACCAAGGTAATTGTTATGCTATTCTAACAATGCCAAATCCAATGGAAGCTCTATATGTAAAGGTTTCAGAAATAAAATTCGACTTAAAATATGGTAATATAAAGTTAGTTAGGCGAATTCCGATAGATGTATACGAAGTGTGCAAAGTAAATTTTCAATATTACGCAAAAAAGTCAGGAATATATGTCGGTCGATAATTTAATAATTGACGGAACAAACCTAGAGTTTAAGGTGTTTTATGTTACTAGATCACCTAATGAGACTACTGAATCAGAACACCCAGATGAACAATATAATTGTACCATAAAATATCTACAAATGTTCCATAGACTAGTAGAAAAATTCAATCCTACCAATATCTACGCTTCTTGGGACAAACGACTAAGCTATAATTCAACTAATTTCAGAAAAATCATGATGGATGGCCAGTATAAAGCTGGACACTCAAAACCGCCTGAAATTCAAGAAATGTATGATCAAGAAATAAAGCTTATTGAGATATTAGAAACGTTGGGCGTTAAGAACATATATCCCAATGTACTAGAAGCAGATGATGTGTGTGCTTGGTTGGCTCATACGTTAACAGGCACAAATATGGTGGTATCGGGAGATCAAGATCTTCTACAGCTAATAACCCCAAAAACATCTGTATATAACACAAAAGATATAATAACATATGATAACTTTGAAGCTAAGAAAGGAATCAAACCAGAGAACTTCACATTATTTAAAGCCATTAAAGGAGATACATCAGAC